CTGGCTCCAACACTGAGCTACAAGCTGTTAATCAGATCCTGGCGTCAGTTGGTCAGGCTCCTGTAAGCACGTTGACAACTGAAGAAATTCTAGTAGTCAATGAAGTCAGTCGGTTTACCGGCTTTCTAGATTCAACTAGTTTGTTTACTACCACTTCTAACATTCCTGTTGGAACGTACATCTCTGGTATCGGCGTATCTAGCAATACTTCTATTGCTGCTGCTGAGACTGTGTTCTCTACTACAGGTTCAATTACCAGTAACGTTCTAACTTCTCCTTCTCCGTATCTTCCTAAAGATACTTTTGTATCAGGTACGGGTATTAGTAATGTTATTATTCAATCGGGACCTACTCCTAACGGAGCTAACTACGATTATGTAGTAAGTGCTCCTAATGCAGCATCTACTGCTTTAACTTTAGATCCTGTTCTGTATAAATACACCACTAATATTTCTCAAACAGTTGGTAGTGCAGCTAACTTTATTGATCTCACTAGAGCTATTGTTACTAAAAAAGTTGAAACTCAAACCAACCCGGACGTTGCGATTGCTTATAACACTTTGATGGAAGTGTCGCGTGAAGTACAGGCTGAAGGCTGGACGTTTAATAAAGAATATAATTTAAGCATTACACCTAATGCCAATGATGAGGTACTCATTCCTGAGGATACTCTTCAAATGGATCTCAATAGTAATTACACCCAAAACATGAATCGTGAAAGCGTCAACCGTGGAGGTAAGCTTTACGATAGAGTTAACCACACTTATACGTGGACTGACGATACCTTGTATGTTGATGTTGTAAAACAACTGCCTTTTGACGATATTCCCACACCAATCAGATCCTTTATTATTGCACGAGCTGCTTCTATTGTTTCTAGCAGAGTTATTGGTGATCCTAATCAATATCAAATGCTTCAACAGAAAGAAGCGTTTGCTAGAGCTATGGCCTTAGAATATGAGTGCAATCAAGGTGACCATACATTTTTTGGCAGTCCACAAGGTCAAAATTATTACCAAAGCTATCAACCTTATAATGCACTGTACCGATAATGCCATCAGTAACACAACTAACACCAAACTTTCTTGGTGGTGTCTCACGACAAAATGACGACAAAAAATTAGAAGGACAACTTACTGAGTGTATCAATGGTTATCCTGATCCCACCTTTGGTTTGCTGAAGCGTCCTGGTATGCAATTTGCTAATGTTTTGAAAAAAGCAAATGGCGATGTTTTTACCGAAGCTGAGTTAGAAGATGCTGCTTGGTTCTTTATTGAACGTGATGCTGCAGGTTCATATGTTGGGGCTGTTAAAGGCGCTAACATTTATGTGTGGACTGCAGCTGATGGTACATGGTGTACTGTAACAAATAACGCAGCGAGTTACCTGAGTGGAACTAATTATCATTTTCGTAGTATTCAAGATACGACGATTATTACAAACAGGAGTGTTACCACAGCTATGCAAGCTGCTGGTACCTTTACAGCTAATTCTGTAGCCACTCTTAAACTACTTACCCTCACTAGCGGTAATGAGTATATTACCACTCTTCAAGGTATTGACGTTATTTCAACTGCTCAAAGTAGTACTACTTTTGATGACATGTTGATCTACGATGCTGCAAATTTGAACCCTAATCATCACCTTGTTGACGATCTTGTTGCTCATATTCAAACTGAACAGGCTGCATCTAACGCTGATTTTGATGGTACTTGGTGTATTGAAGGGTATACAAATAGCCTTGTAATCAAACGGTTTGATACTGTTACCAATCAAGTTCTTACAAACTACGAACACGCTGATGGTACGTTTACTGATGATGGTACTCCATTAGCATTTACTATTTCTGCTAAAGGTGGCATAGGAAACGATGCGCTTGAAGTATTTCAAGATGATGTAGTCAATGTTGCTAAGCTTCCTTCTGAATCCTTTCACGGACATAACGTAGAAATTCTCAACAGTGATGGTAGTGACGATAACTACTACGTTAAATACATTGCTTATAACACTAAACGTGGGCGTGGTTATTGGCAAGAAACAGTAGCACGAAATGTGTCTACGGGGGTAGATGCTGCTACCATGCCACATGAACTAGTTAACACTGGTGCTACTTCTTTTATCTTCAATCCTATTACCTGGAAAGCTAGAGAAGCTGGTGATGATACTACTAGCCCTATACCTGCTTTTATTGGGAATCCAATTACTTCTACTTTCTTCTATACAAATAGACTCGGAGTACTATCCGCAGATAACATTAACTTTAGTGTTGCTAACGATCCCTATAACTTTTTTGTTAAATCTGCTCTTACACAGGTTGACTCAGATCCTATTGACTTAAACGTAGCTAGCGTCAGACCTGTTACTTTGTCTGATGTTCTTCCTTCTCCACAAGGTTTGACTGTTTTTTCAGAACGTCAACAGTTCCAAGTCTTTACCACAGATGGAAGTATCTTTACCCCTACCTCTACCATTGTTAGAGCTATTTCTAACTATGAGATGAACACTGACATTGCTCCTGTTGACGTAGGTACAACAGCTGCTTTTGTTAGTAATGTATCAGGTTACAGTAAACTGTTTACACTACAGTTGCGTGATCTGGAGCAACCTCCTATTGTTGTAGATATTAGTAAAGTTGTTCTTGAATGGTTACCAGAAACAATTGATAACCTTACGGTAAGTCCCCAGAACTCAGTGATTATGCTGATTGATAGGGATACCAATTATCTTTATTTGTATCGTTATTACAACAACGGAGAAAGGGATCTATTTCAAGCGTGGACTAAATGGAAACTTCCTGGTATCATCCAAACAGCTAAAATTTTAAATGACACTGTAATTGTTGTATCTCAACATGAAGACGAATACACAATTGGACATATTGTTCTTGATGAGATCCCCACAGGAAACCCTATAGCGACTGCTAACGGGATTAACGGTAATACATGCCTAGACATGGTTACAAGGCCCGTAGCGCCTGCTGTAGGGGTCAATGCGGTGGTGTATGATTCAGTCTTAGATCGTACTAAAATCTACGTACCTTACACTCCGTTTGAGAATCAATCAGCAGTAATGTTGTTGACGGTACCTATTGCAGATGTAGGGACTACAGATGCTGAATTAGAAGCAGATGCTGGGTATTGGTCTGAAGTGATCGAACGTACTGAACCTGTAACTGGTTATAGGTACTTTGAAGTAAAGGGTGACTTTAGTCAGTATGCAGATGGTATTGTAGTAGGTTATGGTTATGACCTTGAAGCTACTCTTCCTAAATTCTATTTTAGAAGGAATGAAAATACCACTGACTTTACTGCTACTCTTACTATCTCTAGAGTCAAATTCTCTGTAGGTAGAACAGGTGCAGTAACGTTTAAATTAAAAGCCGCTGGTTCTACGGAATGGCGGGATGTTCAACCCACTACAGACGCGGATTATTACTCTGCTGATGCTAAGCCTGTTAAAGGTGAGCGACAGTTTACGATCCCTATCCATCAACGTAATACTAATTTTGAACTTAAAGTGACAAGCAATTTTCCATATCCTGTATCGTTGGTGTCGATGATGTGGGAGGGTAACTACTCACCTCGTTTCTATAGGAGGTCTTAATTATGCCAGCAATCTGGGCCGCAGGTATTAGTGGAGCTGCTTCTATTATTGGCGGTATTTTTGGATCTAATGCAGCAAAAGAACAAAATGCTCAAGCACAGGCCAACGCCGAAGCAGCAAGACGAGCAGCAGAAGAAGCTGCACGTTTAACAAATGAATATAATAAAAAAGTATTTGAAGCTGATAAAGCGAATTATTTTGCTACTCGTGAATATGAGTGGGATACTGCTATTAAACAGTGGCAATACAATACTGAAATTCAAGACTTTCAATACCAACAATCTGCTGCACAATATCTTAGTTCTGTTGAAAATACGGGCCAACAGCTTATTTATAACACTTTAGCAGGTATGGAAGCTAAAGAACAAGAGCAAGCATCTCTGGTTGAAATTTTAAATCAAGCTGCCTTCCAACAAGAAGGTTTGATTATTGAAAATTTACAAGCTCAAGGCAGGTCTGCTCTTCTACAAGCAGGTAAATCCCGTGTTAAAGCTATTCAATCTACAGTAGCTGAGCAAGGTAGAAATGCAGCTATTCTTAGCGCAAGTCTCATGAGCGCCGGGCAGCAGTCTCAACGCAGTATGCGTGATATTGCGCTTGGTCAATATGCTGATGATCTTAAGGCACGTAATGCCATGATGATTCAACCTGATCGCTTGCCGGATATTCCCGAACCTATTAAACCACCTGAGCGTATATTTGTTGAGCCTCTCAAAGCAACAGCTGCTTTTGTTCCCGCACCTCTCCAACAAAGTACGTTTTTACCTGTTATTCAAGGTATTTCTAGCGCAGCAGGCGGTTTAGTACCTGCACTTAAGACGTAAACTTTATTAATTATGGCACGTATACAATACCAAGGAGCTGCAAGGGCTGGTGGTTACAGACCACAACAAATTGACGAGCGTAATGTTGCTAGAATAAGGGACGAAACTGCACGTCAAGTTGACGGTATGCGTCAAGTAGCTGAGGCTGAGATTAACTCTCGTCGTGAAGTAGCGAAAGCTATGAAAGAAAATGCTGCTTACACAGAACGTGCAGAAGAACGTAATTTTCAAATCCAAACAGCTAATTCTAACCGAGTAATTCAAGGTCTTCAAGCACAAGCTCAGAGAGATCTGCAGCAATTTAATATTAATTCTAAAACAAATGAGGGTATTTTTGAAAGTCTTGCCACCTTAAGTACTTCAGCTGGAGCTATTGTAAAAAACATCCAAGAAAGCCGCGAAAAAGCAAACCTGGAGAAACAGATTCTAGATGCACAGTCGAGCGAAACTGATGCTGACAAAGAAGTTCTCAGGCAAGCTGATCAATGGAAACTTTCTGCAACGGCTGCCAGTATTACTGGCGCGGTAAATGAAAGCATCGCCAACGGCGGAAGTGAATATGTCGGTGAGAAAATTAAAGCGCAAAACCAAGCTGTTGCTACTGATTACAATGCTGGTCAAATTTATAAGACTTTAACTACAACATATCCTGTTGGTCTTCAAAGGCGCATTGCCGCTATTGAAAAAGGTATCCAACGCCGCCTGAGTGCAGAGGAGCTTATACAAGAAATTGGTAGCTATAAAAAGGGTCTTTTTGACACGTTCAGAATTGATCGTTTTAAGTTTGAATTTTTAAAGCCTGCTTTAGATAGTGCTACTAACTTTGAACGTAGTTTGATTGCTACTAGACAACAAGAAGATATTGAAGTTTCAAAAAACAACCGCCGAGAAAAAGCTGGTGGTAATGTTTTGATGTCTAGTCCACAAGATTTTCAACGTGTTGCCACTAACTCTTACATTGAAGTATTGGATACTTTTAATGGGGACCGAACAGCAACATGGGATTGGTTTGAAAAAAATATTTTTAACCAAATTGATGAAAAGGGTAGTTATGTTCTTTCAACGGAACAAATAGCTCAGATACCTATTTTTACTGAAAAAGGGCAGGCACCAGAAAGGTTCGGAACAAAATTTGCAAAAACCCGTTATGCTAATATTTTAAATGAACGGGTTAGAATTGACACACAAAAAAGAAAACAACAATTGGATCTTGATCAGCTTAATGCGGCGGAGATGGAAGACAAACTATTCCGTGGTCTCGGTTCAAATCCTACGGAGAAACAAGTACGAGATGCTCAGAGATTATTTACGGCTACAACTGGTAGGGAAAGTACAAAGCTAAACACAGCTGAAAAAACCCTTACTATTGAAGCAAAATCTAAGCAACGGATTATTAATGCAGTTACCGAGTTGCGTGATTTTGAACTAACTCCTGAAATTGTTGCAGCGGCTAAAGCGGCAGATCCTACCAAAGGTAGGATAATTGAAGAACGTTATAACGCCTACAATTCTGACTGGAAGAGTGAAAGTTACAAAGCCGCAAGCAAGTCTTTAGAATCTCTTGTATCAGGCACTACCGGGTTTGGTACTACTAAAACTGCTAAAGCTGGCGCTTTGCCGATGATTGCGTACTTGCAAACTGAACTGCGTAACAGAACAGCTCTGTATAAACCTACTTTAGGTATCACAGCAGCCGCTAACAAAGCAGCGCAAGAACTAGAGGCTGAGTACAATCAGGGGTATCAAAACAAAAACAGTAAGTTCTACAGACAAGTGAACCGTGATGGTTCTGTTTCTTATCCAAAGCTAGAACCTCCTAGGGCATCAGCTGCTGAAAGGCAAAGGAGAGTCATTGAGGAGATGAGGAAGACAGTTAAAAAGATTGGTATTGAAGAAACGGTTAAGACCTCTATTCCCCTTGAACGGTTAGAGTATATTAAAAATAATTTTTCCAAACCTACTTTTAAACCAACTCCTCAAGAAGTTGCGCTTGTTGGTATGTCTAATGGTATGCCTTTGTTTGAGCTTTACAACTTGGCGTTCAAAGGGAGAAACCAAAATTTTAGACTAAGTTCTCCGTTAAAACTTAATGGGCAGGATCTTAAGTTTGATGAACAAGATTTGAAAATTCTTTCTGATCCCAACAAGGGGCCAGCTGCTAAAAATGCTGTTATTCAAAGGCTTCTAAACCCCAATGCTTTTAGAGATGGAACAACTATGCGTCCAGGCTCACCACTTCAACGAACTATTGTTACCCAAGCAAGGGATGATACTGCTCGTTCTTTAGGTAGCGACTTTGTTATCGAAGGT